GGGGAAAACAGATATTAAATAATCTTATTGAATTTTTTTGTGTAAAAAATAACATGTCCGACGATAAAGATTTATTCAAATTGTTTTTAGAAAGTGGATGGATGGTATCGATAATCGGGGCGGCGGGCATGTTAGCCAGATTAATTTCAAACCCATTAAAAAAGGCAAATTGGATGGATTATTTACGCAAGATTGTTGTCGCATCTATAACATCAACAATAGCTTGGTTTATCGTTGAACAAATGGATATAAGCTCTATAACTAAAGCTATAACATATGGTGTTGTTGGAGTTGTAAGTCCAGAAATTATAGACGCTTTAACTAATTTAGCAAAGGGCGTTTCTAAAGATCCAGCTAAATTTATTAAAAGATAATGGCAACAAAAATTAAAGTTTGTTTACTTGGTTTTATAGCATTAATATTTTCTATTTATGGATATAAAACTTGCGAAAAAGCTATTTTCAATTTTAATCAAACAGACCAATGTTTCAAAAATGTAACATATGAGCTTAGTCCATTATTTGATGCTCACTCAATAATGATAGTTGATTCGCAAGTTAAAGCTGCTCATGGACTTATAACATTCGAAGAGTATTGCAAAAACATAAAAGAAGCCAAAGAAACAATAAAAAAACATTTAAAAAATTACGAAAATAAAATCAACTCTCAAGAAGAGCGTTTGCTATTGGACAAATTGAAAATTAGATGCGAAGATACTTTTAAGTATTTAGATAAGATAGAAAAGATATGTAAAGAAAAAGACGCCTCACAACTCAAAATTCTTATAGAAAATGGAGAACTTTATACTGTTGTCGATAAAGCAACAGATACCATAAATGAAATACTAGAAAAAGAAATGGTTATTTCTTCGGTTTATACATCAGAGTCAGTCAAGTCTTTAAAGCAGTTTGAAAAGTTTGTTTCTATTTTTATGGGACTTTCTATTGTGATGTGCGTCGCTGTTTTCATACCAATGGCCAAGGCCAAAAAGACAAGAAAACGTGTAAAATAAATATTATGGAACTTGATTTTTCCGAAAGGATTTTAGCAAAGAAACGCCCAGGACCTAAAAGCTCTGCACAAACTCCTGCAAAGCCAGAAGACAGACTAAAAGGATCTCCTAAAAATCCACCAGGTTCCGCTGGTACAAGTCCAGACGCCAAAGAGAAAGCTCAAAAAGCTCTCAAAAGAGAGGACGAAAAAAAGGTCGTAAAAGCCGCAATCACTTTCAGCGAAAAAGTAACTAACGCTCTAAAGAAAAAAGTAGAAGAGCATAACAAAAAACACTCAAAAAAAGTTACCCTTTCTCAACTTAAAAAAGTATACAGAAGAGGCGCTGGTGCATTTTCTTCATCCAGCAGACCAGGTAAAAGCCGTGGCCAGTGGGCAATGGCTCGCGTAAATACATTTTTACGAATGATGGCTGGCGGTAAAGTAAAAGACGCTTACAGAGCAGCAGATCAAGATATCGCAAAAGCCAGCGATGACAGTATCAAATCGGTAACAAATAAATCATCAGCATCTTTTGATTTTGATGAATACGAATTAGTTATCGCTGCCTCAGACTTGGTTAGATGTAACGTCAGTATTGCTGAAATGGATGATTCTTACGAATCAGAAGACGAAGAAGAGTATAACGAGATGTCAGAAGCGGAAAAGAAAACTCTCAATAAACCATTTAGACTTCCATCAGGTTCCAAAAAGAAGTTTGGAGTTTACGTTAAAAATCCAAAAGGCAATGTTGTAATGGTAAAGTTTGGAGACCCAAATATGGAAATTAAACGCGACGATCCAGATCGCCGTAGAAATTTTCGCGCCCGTCATCAATGTGACAGCAATCCTGGTCCCAAATGGAAAGCTCGCTATTGGTCTTGCAGAATGTGGGAAGGTGGCAAGTCTGTAACTCAAGTAACAAAAGGTTCTTTTGCCGCTTATATGATGGAGATGGATGAAATGCACAGTCAAGAAGAATTAATGATGCAAAATCCTGATCTTAAAGAAGCTCCAGAAATGGAAGATGAGAATGAAGAACTGATGGAATATCAAAAAGAGTCTGTCGAAATGACAATGACTAACGTCTCATCAATGATGAAAAAGCTTCAAGAAATCAAAGCTATGGTTGATGCTGGAGGAGAGGCTTCTGCTGAAATTACTGAAGCTTGGGTTGCCGCTAAATTAACAATTGCTGACGATTACATTACTACTGTTCACAAATATCTTTCTTCAGAAAGTTCGGAATAAAGTAGAATAATTTAACGCATACCCTATGATTTAGGGTATGCGTAGCTATTCAGATTTAACTTTAGTTCCACGTTTTTTTGGCGGCAAAAGTCGATCAGAGATTGATGTCTCTTGTCATTTTTTAAATAAGCAGTTTAAGCTGCCAGTAGTTCCATCGAATATGTCTTCGGTTATCAACGAAGACATTGCCAAGTATCTTTCTTTCGAGAATTACTTTTATATCATGCATAGGTTCTTCAAAGAGCCTGATGGCAATATAAAACTGTTAAGAAGAATGAATGAACAACTTTGGCCAATTATCAGCATTAGTGTTGGCGTTCAACAAAGCGACAAAGACTTTATCAAAGAAATTGCAAAAGAAAAACTAAAGGTAGACTTTATTACTGTTGATATTGCTCATGGAGATAGCCAACTAATGAAGAATATGATTTGGATTATTCAAGAGTATCTTCCTCAAGTTAAAATTATTGCTGGCAACGTTTGCTCCTCAGAAGGAGCTTACGATCTTATGGAATGGGGCGCTCATTGCGTTAAGGTTGGAATTGCTCAAGGTGGCGCTTGTTCAACTTATGGCAAAACAGGATTCGGACTTCCGATGCCATTAACAGCTTGGCATATTTACAAAGACTGGAATAAGGATAGGTTTCCTATCATTATTGATGGCGGTGTTAAAACGAACGGAGACATTGCGAAAGCAATTGCTCTAGCCTATCAGGCTGGTTCAAAAATGCCAACAAATAAGGATGGCGTTATTCTTGACGTTAAAAGAAGCTTGCCTCAAGTTATGGTTATGGCTGGATCTCTTTTTGCGGCATGTGATGATTCGCCAGCCGATAGAGATGATTATGGACAAAAGCTTTATTATGGCTCTGCTTCAGCAAAGCAGAAAGGTCACAGCAAGAATGTTGAAGGATTTGAGGTTATGCTTCGCGGTAACGATATGACCTATGCTGAAAAACTTAAAGAAATCGAACAAGATTTACAAAGCGCCGCTTCTTATGCTGGCGGCAGCTTGTTTGATTTATGTAATATCGAAATAGTTAATTTGAATTCGTAATGAACATTGTTCAAATTGGGTGCAATAATTGCGAAGATGAAGTTTTCAACTTCATTGATAAAAATAAAGAATCCATATCTAAATTTTTAGTTATTGACGCTTTGCCCAAATGCGTGGAAATTGCGAAAACAAAATACGCATTTTTAGAAAGTAAACTTATCGCTGTTAATTGCGCCATTTACAATGACAATAGCATCGTAAAATTAATTTTCCCAAAAGATGGGCAAACCTCGGCCCATGCATCTATTTTTGAAAATCATGTCAAAACACATGGACACAGCAAATGTGATTTTTTATTTTTACCTACTTTAAATTTAAATAACATTTTCGAGTTTATGCAAGGAAATGTTGATCGATTATACATTGATATTGAAGGCTATGATGTAGAAGCTCTTTTAAAATTGAACTACGAAAAATATAAGCCAAAATATATAGAGTACGAATGGGTTCATTCTGATGGTGTTCATAGCAGCAACATCAATCATAATAAACTTGTCCAACTGTTAACAAAAAATAATTATAAAATAGAAAAGCAAGGCAATAATTCAATAGCTCAACTGCAATGAAATTTGGCTCAACAACATATGGAATGGGCGATACGCTTTTACTAACTTCCGTTTGTAAATATTTTCCAAATAAATTTACTATACAACTTACAAAAGATGTATCTAGATTTTCTATATTTTTTGAACATTTAGCTAATGTTGAAATATGCGAAAAGCATCAAATAAATCCAATACTAGATATTGGATTTTCTGGACATTACGCCACAAGAAAATTAAGAAATTTTTTTGGAGATGCTGCTGATGGGTTGGACAATCGCCCGTTAGTTTTATTTTCAGATAAAGAATCTGAAATTTGGGCTAGTAATTTTTTAAAAGATAAAAAAAATCCTTGTATTGTAGTAAAGAATTGTTCCAAAAATTGGTCAGATGTTAGATCAATTCCAGACTCTTTTTTTAACGAAATTTTAAAATATATAAAGCAAAACCATACGCCGATAATTTGCCAATCGTCTTTTAATTATACAAAGACGCAAGAAATAGAATTAGTTGATTTAGATTTAAAAAAATACATTTCTTTATTAAGGCAGACCGGCAATTACTTTGGGGCAAATACTGGCGACGAACATTTAGCAACAGCTGTCGGATGTAGAACAATTGTTTGGCAACCTAGAAATTCTGATAAATTTAACAGTTCTGAGTGGAATTACAATCACCCTAATTCAACATATCTA